ATTATCGTCACTACTGTGGCTGCTGCTACCCAAGCTACTACAAAAGCCATAGCAGATTACCCCTTATGTAGGTTTAGAGTCTGAGATAATTGTATTGATATTTGGTGTACCTGTAGCGTTTAGTGCATCCACACCTGTACTAGGGATACCAGCAGTATTAACATTCATCTGCCAAGCTTTAAGGAGAGTATCTAAATACTTCTGGTCAGCGTTCCATTTAAACCCTTTAGATTGTTCACCATATAAGGTAGCTTGTTTACCCATAATACTACCAGCATCAGGAGCAGCTTTAGTACTTTTTTGTGTTTGTGCATACTCAGTAATTTCTTTCTGTCCTAATAAAGCTTTTTCAGCATCTGTTTTTTCTTCTTGAGCATTTTTAAGTGCAGTAGCACCAATTAAATCTAAAGCTTGTTTAACTTGAGTTGCTGATTGATTATCAACTAATCCTCCTTGTTTACCTTTCAATGTAATATCAGCACCAGATTGTGCATCACGAACTTCTTGACTAGAAACCAAATCTAAAGCTTTCTTAACTTCAGTTAATGCTTGTTTATCTTTAAGTGAACTAGAAGCAACTACATCTAGTGCTTTTTTAACTTCAGTTAATGCTACTTTAAGTTCAGTTGCTGCTTGATTATCAATTAAACTTCCTTGTTTAGTTTTGAGTGCAGTAGCACCTATTACATCTAATGTCTGTTTAACTTCGGTTAATGCTTGTTTGTCTGCTAATTCTTTCTGTGATCCTTTAAGTGAAGTAGCTCCAATTAAATCTAAAGCTTTTTTAAGTTCAGTAGCAGATTGATTATCTACTAAACTTCCTTGTTTACCTTTGAGTGTAGTGGCACCTACTATATCTAGTGCTTGTTTGACTTCAGTCAATGCTTGCTTATCTTTAAGTGAAGTAGCAGCAACTATGTCTAAAGCTTGTTTAAGTTCAGTCGCAGTTTGATTAACAAGTAATAATCTTTGTTTTATTGCTGTATTTTCTGATGTAGCTTGTGACGCACTTCTATTAGTAGTTGTATTAACAATATCAAGAGCTTTCTTTAGTTCTGTTGCTGCTTGATTATCAGTTAATGTACCTTGTTTAACACCTAATGCAACATCTGCTGTTAGTTTAACTACCTGTTTATCAGTTAATAATTTATCTGCATCAACTTTTAAGCCCTGTTTACCTACTAATACTACATCTGCATCAACTTTTAATTCTTGAGCATCAAGTAAAGCCCCTTGTTTAGTATTTAATGCTACATCACTATCAACTTTTAATTTCTGCGCATCAGTTAATAATTCATTAGCATCTACTAGTAATTTATCAGCATCAACTTTTGCACCTTGTTTACCACTTAAAACTATATCTGCATCTACTTTTAATTTTTGTGCATCTGTTAGTAATTCTTGAGCATCAACTAATAATTTATCTGCATCTATTTTTAAACCTTGTTTACCTATTAATACTACATCAGCATTTGTTTTTTCTTGATCAAGTGTATAACTAACTGAAGATTGTAAGGCACTTTGCATTGCTCCTAAATAAACAGTTGCAAAATCTCCACCAGTTATTCTACCTAAAGCGTACTGGTTTTCTAGCTGTGAATTGACTGCTTCCATTAGTTCATCAAATACGCCATCACCAGTAACTACACCGTCTACTGTAGCTACGTTACTTGTAAGATCTGCTATAGTTATCGCCATTTAGGTATCTCCTCTAGCTTTTTGTTGGTCTGCTAGTTTATCTAGCTCTGGTTGAGTTAGGTCAGGAAGAGTTTGTACATTATATTTTTTAGTGATATACGGTACTAGTTGCTTCTCACCGTTCGCTGCTTTAATAGTTTTAAACTTCTGCATCTCAGCATTCTGAATTTGCTTAACTAAGATATTAGGTACATGCCACCCTTCATCATTATTGAATGGTACAAACTTCTTAATAGCTTTACCTCTATTAATGATAGAGCTACTGACTGTAAAGATTAGGCCTGTATACGTAGATTGCAGTGGATCATTTGGAGATACTACAATACGTGATAGCTTCATAGCTTTCTGCTCTACTGTAAGCTCTGTCGGGCTGCTTACGGCTACAGGAGGAGTATTATCAGGCTTATTGTTATAAGTCCCTGCTACGACCTCTGAGAGCACTTGACGGTATTTGGCTTCACCTGTCTTATGGTGGAGTTTAACACCAGCTACTTCTAGTTCTGCTTTTACATCCTCAATATCCATATTGTCAATATCCATGTTGTGTCCTTATGTGTTTAGTTAGTTATCTATGAAAGAAGTTTTCATATGGTAGCCCTCTACAATACAAACTAGAGGGCTACACTATTACACTTCTACCTATGCGTCTTCTGTCCAAACAATACCAAGACGTTCAGGGCGTAGAGCCATGAAGCCATAGTAGTACTTGATAGAATAGAAGCCAGTCTCACCATAAGGGTCAGTACGATCTGCAATCTCTTTCCCAGGTTTCTTGTGGTTAATAGTGAACTTCACAGTCTTACCGTCAGTCTGGAAACCGATAGTAGTAAATGAACCATCACCAACAACAAGCATTGGGTAGATATCTACTCCAGCAGCACCAGCACCTACAGATGATTGCATCTCAGGAACGACTACTAGACGGAACTGATCTACTGAACCAATCTCACCGTTTAGGATGTTACCTGCATTAGCATATTTCTCTACTGAAACAAATGCTGGGTTACTATGCAAATCAGTCATAGCACGGATAGCAGGAATCATCTCAGAACCAATGTACATTACTCGCCCACCATTGATAGTTTTAGTATCAATCATACGTGAACCTGCAATTACTTTAGTCTGCTTAGGAGTCTTGTTATTATCTAATGCAATAGACAAGTTCATAAGATCAGTATAAGTAACTACACCAGTAACCTCATCCTTAGCTGTACCACCGATGTAGTAAACAGTACCATCTGCAGAAGCAGTAGTAATAAGGTCCGACTGAAGCTCTGCCTCAGTAAGCTCATTAGCACCTACTAAAGCTTCCTCAGTAATATGGGATAGAAGCTCTGCATCACTATCAAAGTCTAAAGACTCTTGAGTATACTCAGTGAAGAAACCACGTTTGTGGATATCACCCTCAATCTGTAGACGTGTGAAACCTACACGGTTAACTCGTCCACCATTCTCAGTAAGAGTAGGGATCTTAGTACCGATAACTCCAGTATCCTTACTAGAGCCATATAGGTTACCGTCTGCGATTACTGCACCTGCAGCACTCAAACCTTGGTCATTTACGTTACGGTCATCAAGCAATGGGATGTAGACATCTTGCTTAATCTTCTTGCCCATATGCTTAGGCATAGCACGTACATTAGCCAAAGGCATAAAGTACTGCTTATCACGTACAGCGATAAGTGCTTTCTTGTGGTAGTAATCAGTACGTGCCTGAGACCCGATAGTTGAAGCTGTCCCACCTAGTGGGTCATTGTAATTTGTAGCCATAATAATATATCCTTATAAATTAAAGTTAAATTAATCTAAGCGTACTGCTTCATAAACTCTTCATCTGACAACCCTAGGAAGTCTTCCTTAGGTTTAGAAGCAGCCTGCTTAGACTTGCTGGATGCAGCAGCTTTACGTTTCTTATTTAGCTCTGCTGTATCCGGTTTTGCTTTAGTCTCTGATACACTGGTAGCTGGTTGTTGTGTTTGTGTCCCCCCAACTAGTACACCGGTAGATGCTAAGTACTCTGCTGCTTGTCTATAAGCTTCCACATCAGCCACCCCATCAAGGTGGCCTAATGCTTTCTCTCTTTCAACAAGACTACTGACTTGTTCATATACACCATTCTGCATATGCTGGTCAATAATACCAATTATCGCAGGACTATCTGAAATAATAGTTTTACTCTTAGTGTCCCACTGTTGACTCATAACGTCTAGTGTTTTATTAAAAGTGCTACTATCCCTAATATCATTCAGGGCTTGGTCTAGCTCATACTCTTTATCTGATACACTATACTCGGTTGGGTTGTAATCAACATCCTTATCAGTATCAATATCTAAAGGATCTATACCACTATCTTTAATAAGCTTGGCTACAGCTGCAGGGTCTTTCTTAGATAGGTCAATGAGATTATTAAGTTTACCTTCATGAAGTAAACCGTTATTCTCTAGCATCTTCACAATCTTTAGCTGCGGCTTAATAGCCGACATCTTCTTATTGTAATTAGCACCCATCTGCATAAGCTTAACAACGTCCTCGACATTGTCTACCTGCATCTCTTTACCATTGGCTTTAAACGGTGCAAAGATCCTCTTATACGCTCCTTGGAAGTCTACCTCTTGTGTTTCCTGAGTATCCCCATTTGTGTCACTAGTTTCGGCTTCTGTATCAAGAGACTCTTCCTCATTAACTTTAGATTCAGTTTCATGCTCCGTCTGGGTATCCCCTTCTGGTTGGCTTACTTCGTCATCTTCACTTGATGGATCAAGTTGCTCTTGGGCTTCTACATCTTGAGGATTCTCATCCTCTACTTCCACATCAGCAGTATGCTCTGCCTCAGTATCTGTATTCTCTTCTAATACTGCTTCTGTATCTCCAGCAGTATCTATATCATCTGTTTCAAAGGTACTAGGGTCTTGTTTTAGGAACTCTTCATCTGTCATCCCTAAACTGCTATCATTTATAGTATTCATTAATCAAGTCCCTCTCTAAGTATCTCTTCTCTAGCTTGTTCACTTTCCTTAACTGACTGCTCCATTGCATCCCCATTACGTAGTATAGTATCTAAGAACTGAGCTAAACTACCTATACCGTACATCATTTTATCTATGTTTGCAAGCTGTGCTTCTTCCATAGGAGAACTTTTAGCCATAACTAGTCTGACTGCTTCGTCCTGAAAGTAAGCTTTATTGATTACTTTCTTAAAGTCTGGATTGCTCCTTAACTTATCTAGGCTGTCCCTCAAAGCTATAATTTCTTTAGCTTCTTCAATCCCTACTTCTATTTCTTGTATAGCTTGATCCTGTCTAGTCATGGTAAATCCTTATGTGGTTAGTTAAAAAGTTAGTTAAATTATAAACCTGGGTACTGTTGAGGTACCTCTGATTCTTTGTTAAGCATAGCATCAAATGTCTTAGAATCCAAGTCCTTCCTTCTATCGAACTCCTTCTGTTCCATAGCTTGTTGGTGACCTAGCTTCATTCTCTCTTCTTGGTTAACGTCATCTACACCGGATTCCTTACTTACAAAGTCCAAGTCTTGTAGGTCAGCTCCACTGTGCATTGCTCTTGCCTTAGCTTCCTCAGTGACAGTCTTAGCTTGTTTAAGTCCAACATCAACTTGATTCTCTTGTGCCTTAGCAGTCTCATTAGCTATCTGTGCTTGTAGTAACTGCATCTCTAGCTGTACCTTCTGCTGCTGCATAGGATCAGGCTGAGGTTGGAAGTTCTCAATCTTATGTGCGAGAGTAGGCATATTCCGTAACTTAGCTATATCAGCTAGAATCATTTGAGACATATCCTGAGGCATGCTGTTACCCATAGTCTGTAACATGAATGCTAACTGTTCTGCTCTCTGGTTATCTTCTTCTGGGGTAGATATAGATAACTTAATATCATAATCACCACCTAGATCATCTCTATTGATCTCTACCATCTCATCATTAGTAATGCGGATAATCTCTTGGTCATCTAAGAACTCAGCATTCATAGATATAATCTTTCTACCTACCTGAGTAATACCGTTAGCTAGTCTACGGAGTATACCAAGCTCTCTCTTAGAAGTGGCATCTAAGGCGCTCCTAATGCCCGTAGCAGTGTCTCCGAGAGCTGCCCCACTAATACCACTACTAAATGCTTTCACCCCTGTAAGACTCTCTGCTTCGTTATTCTGAAGACTGAGCATATTCATTGCACTATTAGGTATCTCAGGGTATGTACCCATATGGAAAGCCTGACGAGGATCTACATTACTATTGAAAGTGTAGTCTTCACCATTCTTAAACTTCCTAGCATTAACGGTATCTAAGGCATCCTTCCTAGAGCCTACCTGACCATTAGCTGATCTACCGATAATATCTATCATACCTCTAGTGACAGCACCTACGATCTTCTGATTGTCTTCAATCAATACACCATCAGGTTCACCATATACGCTATTACGCTTAGGTAAATACTGAACTAATACGAATGGTAGTTTCTTATCTGGGAATGGGTTCTCTTCCATCCTAATTAAAGTATCACCTATCCAAGTAGCTACTATAGGTTCTACAACACCTGTATCATTGATATCCCAGTATCCCCAGTACTCATAGGCTACTATCTTCTTACGGGGTTTATCTTTAAAAGTGAAGTTAGAGTCATCCTCTATAGAATGATCCTCCTGAGCTAACGCACTACCAGACTCTAGGTTTACATGATCTAAATTAATATACCTACCATCTTTCTCTAGTTCAGACATAGAGGTATCAAAGCTATATATAATAAACTCTGCTCTATCTAGATCCCCTTTACAGGTAGGGTCTATCACTACATTCCGATAGTCACATACATCAATAGTAGGTTGGTTCCTTACAATCTTGGTCTGCTCTTCCATATGAGAGCCTACCTGTACCGGTACGACAGGTACTCCTCCCTGCATAGTCATCTGGTGTGCTTGCTGCATCTCAGGTGGCACTTCAGTCTGGAACTGTTCAGGACTCTGTTGCATCATCCCATGTAGCTGTTGATGTATCTGCCCTGCATCTGGTGTTTGTTGAAACTCAAAGTCAGGTACTGGCACCTCTATAGTCTCATCCGCATACTCCCAACCTAACTTGATAACAACAGTACCTTCATCTACGCCAGTACGTACATACTCATCTATAAACTTAGTCTTATTTAGTTTAGAGCTAAATTGGTAATTAAGTACTTGCCCATTCTGT